CTAATAACAATATACAAAACAATGTTATTATAAAAAATGGATTTAAATATCCTGGTAACGAGCATATTGGAGCCTTTGGGCTTGATAGTTACGATATATCAGGCACTGTAGATGGTAAAGGTTCTAATGGAGCATTACATGGTTTAACAAAATTTTCTATGGAAGACGCACCACCTAACCATTTCTTTTTAGAATATATATCAAGGCCACAAACAGCTGAAATATTTTTTGAAGATGTACTTATGGCAATGGTGTTTTATGGCATGCCAATACTTGCTGAAAATAATAAACCTAGATTTTTATATTATTTAAAAAGAAGAGGTTATAGAGGTTTTAGCATAAATCGTCCTGATAAAATATGGAACAAACTTTCACCAACTGAAAAAGAAATAGGTGGCATACCTAATTCAAGTGAAGATATTAAACAAGCACATGCTGCTGCTATTGAATCATATGTAGAAAACTATGTAGGATTATTAGAAACTGGCTATGGTGATATGTATCATCAAAAAACTTTAGAAGATTGGGCTAAGTTCAATATTAATAATAGAACAAAACACGATGCTTCAATTAGTTCAGGTTTAGCAATTATGGCTTGTAACAAAAATAGATATACACCTGTTTCACGTAGAAACAAAACTAAAATAAACTTAGGTATAAAAAAATATGATAACGCAGGTTATTTATCAAAAATAAAATAAATGAATATAATTCCAGACGCAAATTCATACAGTTCTTTTCCAAGTCAGGTAGTACCTGATGCAGAAAAAGCCACTTTAGAATACGGTTTAAAAGTAGCTAGAGCTATTGAAACTGAGTGGTTTAGAAATGATATGAATTATTATGATAGATATAATGCTAACTATAACCATTTTCATAGATTAAGGTTATATGCTAGAGGAGAACAGTCTGTACAAAAGTATAAAGATGAATTAGCTATAAATGGTGACTTAAGCTATTTAAATCTAGACTGGAAACCGGTACCAGTAATACCTAAATTTGTAGATATTGTTGTTAATGGTATGTCTCAAAAGAACTATGACATAAACGCTTATGCTCAAGACCCTGAGTCTATTATGAAAAGAACTGCATATGCTGAAGCTCTACAAAGAGACATGATGCAGAAAGACCTTATTAATCAAATAAAACAAGTAACAGGACTTGATGTTTCTAAATCACAAGGTAAAGGTTTAGAAATGGAAAATGACGAAGATTTGCAGTTACATATGCAAATGGATTATAAACAATCTATAGAAGTTGCAGAAGAAGAAGTTATAAATAATATATTAGATTTTAACAAATATGATTTAACAAGAAGAAGATTAAATTATGATTTAACTGTATTAGGTATTGGAGCTGTTAAAACAACTTTTAATAGATCAGAAGGTGTTGTAGTAGAATATGTAGATCCAGCAAGATTAGTATATTCTTACACAGAAGATCCTAACTTTGAAGATATTTACTATGTAGGTGAAGTTAAAAATATTTCACTTCCTGAACTTAAAAAACAGTTTCCATTTTTAACTGCTGATCAGTTAGAACAAATACAAAAATATCCTGGCAATACTAATTATACTAGAAACTGGAATGGTAGGTATGATGATAACACTGTTCAAGTTTTATATTTTGAGTGGAAAACCTACGCTAATCAAGTATATAAAATAAAAGAAACACCTGCTGGTTTAGAAAAAGCATTAGAAAAAACAGATGCTTTTAATCCACCAGAAGAAGTAGAAGGTTTTAATAAAGCTTTTAGATCAATAGAAGTATTATATTCAGGAGCTAAAATATTAGGATTTCCTATGATGTTAAATTGGCAAATGGCAAAAAATATGACTAGACCAGATGCTGATACAGTAAAAGTTAACATGAACTATAACATCGTAGCTCCTAGATTATACAAAGGTAGAATTGATTCATTAGTTAATAGAATAACTGGCTTTGCAGACATGATTCAACTAACTTCATTAAAGCTGCAGCAAGTATTATCTAGGATGGTGCCAGATGGGGTATTTTTAGATATGGATGGATTATCTGAAGTTGATTTAGGTAATGGTACTAACTATAATCCGGCTGAAGCTTTAAATATGTATTTCCAAACAGGTAGCATTGTTGGTAGATCAATGACTCAAGATGGTGGTATGAACCCTGGTAAAGTGCCTGTTCAAGAATTACAAACTTCTAACGGAGGTGGTAAAATGCAAAGCTTGATACAAACTTATCAATATTATTTGCAAATGATAAGAGATGTAACAGGACTTAATGAAGCTAGAGATGGAAGCCAGCCCGATAAAAATGCTTTAGTTGGTTTACAAAAATTAGCCGCTAATGCTTCTAATACTGCTACAAGGCATATATTACAAGGTAGCTTGTATTTAACTCTTAGAACTTGCGAAAACATATCTCTTAGAGTTGCTGATGCTTTACAATTTCCTTTGACTAGACAGTCATTAGCAGCAAGCATATCTAGATATAATGTTGGAACATTAGACGAACTTTCAAAATTAAATATACATGATTTTGGTATATTTTTAAATTTAGAGCCAGATGATGAAGATAAGCAGATATTAGAACAAAATATTCAAATAGCTTTAAAAGCTGGACAAATAGATCTTGAAGATGCTATAGATATTAGAGAAGTTAACAATTTAAAGTTAGCTAATCAAATGTTAAAAAAGCGTAGAAAAGATAAAGCAGCTAGAGATCAACAAGCACAACAAGCTAATATACAGGCGCAAGCACAAGCAAATGCTGAGCTAGCTGAAAAAACAGCTTTAGCAGAAACTCAAAAGCAGCAAGTTTTAACTCAACAAAAAGTTCAATTTGAGCAAGCTAAATATGAATTTGAAACTAAAAAGATGGAAAGAGAACATCAAATGAAAATTCAAAATTTAGAGTTAGAATTTAACTACGATATGCAGCTTGAAAAATTAAGAGTAGGCGCTATGAAAGAAAAAGAAAAAGAAATAGAAGATCGTAAAGACGAAAGAACTAGAATACAAGCTACACAGCAAAGCCAAATGATAGATCAAAGAAAAAACGATTTACTACCAACTGATTTTGAACAAAATCAACAAAACTTATTATTAGATTAACTAATAATAAATTATTAACTATTATATTATATTATGTCAGAAAAAATAAAACAAGAGGGTGACTTTAAAATAAAAAAGAAACCTAAAAAATTAATTAATAAAGATAAAATTACAAAAGTAGATTTATCAAAAAAAGAAAAAGAAGAAGATGCCGTTCAAGAGCAAACAACAGATGAAGTACTTGTTCAAGACCAATCCGGAGCTAGCAAAGAAGTTCCTAAAGAAGACGTCAAGGAAACAACTGAAGAACCTACCAAGAAAGAAGAAGTAAAATCTCCTTTAGAAGAAGTAATAGAGGAAAAAGAAGAGGAAAAAGAACAAGAAGCAGAGGTAGTTGCTGAAGAAAAAGCACCAGAACCTGTACAAGAAGATAAAGTAAATTTACCAGAAAATATTGAAAAGTTGGTAGAATTTATGAATGATACAGGAGGCACGGTTGAAGACTATGTTAGATTAAATGCTGATTATTCTAATATAGATAATGATACTTTAATTAGAGAGTATTATAAACAGACTAAACCACATTTAGACAGATCAGAAGTTGATTTTCTACTAGAAGATAACTTTTCATTTGACGAAGAAGTGGATGAAGAGCGAGATATTAAAAAGAAAAAACTCGCTTATAAAGAAGAAATTGCTAAAGCCCGTAAGTTTTTAGAAGATACCAAGAGTAAATATTACGACGAAATCAAGTTGAGACCCGGCGTTACTCAGGAACAGAAAAGAGCTACTGACTTTTTCAATAAATACAACGAAGAACAAAAAATGGTTCAACAGCAACACAATAAATTTCAGTTAAACACTAAAAAATTTTTTAATCAAGAATTCAAAGGTTTTGAATTTAATGTTGGAGAGAAAAAATTTAAATATAATGTTACAAATACTGATAGTGTTGCTAGTAATCAATCTGATCTTACTAACCTAATCGGGAAGTTCTTAGATAATAAAGGTGAAGTTAAAGACTATAAAGGTTACCATAGAGCTATTTACGCAGCACAAAATGCTGATACTATTGCTGGACATTTTTATGAGCAAGGCAAAGCTGACGCAATTAAGGATATGATGGCAAAATCTAAAAACATATCAAATGAGCCAAGACAAACGTCTTCTGGTGAAGTTTATATAAATGGATTAAAAGTAAGAGCAATTAGTGGTGTGGATAGTTCAAAGTTAAAAATAAAACAAAGAACAAAGTAAAATTTAAAATTTAAAAAATGGGATTCGCAACATTAAATCCAACAAATGCATTTCCTCCTTCACTTTTACCTCATCAAACTCAAATGACTTTACAGTCTAACTATTTGACTT